CTACTTTAGTTAACTTTACAGGTAATACCTTGCCCATCAACTTGTAGATTTGATAAAGCTCCATCTTGTGTCGCAATATTGAATTTTAATATAGCGCCTGAACCTGTACCACCTGTTGGGCTAGCATTATCTATAGTAAATGAAGAAGCAGTTTCTCCTAATTCAACAGCAGAAACTCTTAATTGATTTGGTGTATCATAACCGTGGCCACCATTTACAATATCAAATTGAGTAACAGTACCTAATTTATTAATCTTCGCATTAAGTACAAGTCCACTTGGTGTATTATTACCTGTAAAGTTAACTAAAGTAGGTCGAACCTCTCTTTCAAATATGGGACTATAACTTTCAGCTCTATCTGCAATTGCTGTATTTCCACTTACAAATGTAACACCAGTGATTGTTCCATATTCATTTGTTCTACCATCAATATCAGGTGATGAATTTGGAGATTGTCCAGCTCCTGCAGGAGTATCAACACTCGATACTGATACTACCAAAGGTGTGGTATCATACGGTGAATCATTAATAGTTATTGTATCTCCCACCACGAAATGTAGTCCACCCGATTGTATGGTTAAAGAACTAGTTGCTCCTGTCAATCCATTTACATTTGCAGTAAATATTGAACCCGTACCAGTACCTCCTGTTCCACTTAAATTTAAATATGGTGTGTTAAAGCTTTCATCTTCAATTCTATCAAAGTCTGGTGTGTTCCCACTTGTAATTGAAATACCAGTCACACCTGCCACAGAACCTAAACCAGATTGCGTTATGCTTGTAGGTATTAGATTAATTGTTTGATTGTCATCGGGGTTGATTAAAGAAGTAAATGTTCGTATTGTATCTGCAGGTGAATCGGCTGATACGTTAACAGTACTTAAAGTTCTGGCATTAGTAGTCGATACATTTGTAAAGTCAGCAATGTGTGTTTCTACTTTCTTAATGATATTAGTGTCTGAAGTATCTGGTGCAAATCTAATCTTTACCGTAAAATCTAAAGAATATATAATGGTTCTTCTTCCTTGAAAGTCACCTTCATAATCGTCTTGTAAAGACACACTATTTAAAATAAAAGGAACATCTGTCTTTGAACCAGGGCCTTCAATATCTTTAATTGTAACTGTATACTCTGGAGTGAAGGTTGGTAAAATCTGTTCTAATACTTGAAGAGCATCTTCTTGGTTTCTTGCCATAATATTTAACTGCATACCAAGTATATAAGGAACTGTCTGCTTTTGAGTCTTTCTTTTTAACGGGTCATTTGTGTCCGTCGGCAAAAGAGTCGTATTCATTCTATTCAATTTAGTAGAAGTGTCATAATCGATTGAAGTAATTTCAAATGACATTCTAGGTAATTTGATAGCAACCTTTTGTTCATCTAATTTTTCATTTACACGAGCTAAAAACTTTTGTCTAGGACCATAAGAAATAGGCACTCTAGCAATGTTAGAAATCTTATCACCATTATGTCTACCCACGCGAATGTTATTAAAGATAGTACCGAAAACCGACACGATTCTTTTTATGGTTGCATGATAAAAATGTACTCCGTTAAGCATTAGTTATTAGGTTCTCCAAATGGGTTAAATTCACTAAAGTCAATATAGTTATTATTTATGGCTTCAAAGTCAGCCGAATCGTCGTATTCATCAGTTGAATATACTTCTGATGTTCTATCTTCAGCCGATTGAATAGTCGCTGCAGCCGCGGATGTACTACTTGTCACTGTAACGCCAGAGCCAATAGATTTATCTTCTCCGTCAGTTACTGTAAGATTACCCATATTTAAAATACTAGGTGTGACTGTTTCGTCTATCCCTAATACTTCTGTAGTTGCAGTGCTAGCATCAGAGAATGTTAATGTAACAGTTTCTCCAATTTCAAATTTAGCAGTTGATGTATAAGCAAAAGTATGGCTGATTACTGCCTCATGTATTTCTTGAACATCGTCAATCATATCAACACCAGTATCGATATCCTAGCCAGAGTATTCGAATAATTCACAGAATAATTTGAATACAGTTAAGTTATTTAGTTGATAGAATGGTTGTTCGTGTTCAACAAATTTAAGTTCAAATAAAGTGTTTGATAATGGAATGTAAATCAGATCGCCTTCTTTAGGTCTAATCAGATTACTTCCAGCAGTGGCTCGGGCAAAACTTCTTCGTGCAACAATAAGAGTGACTTGGTCTCGAATCTCTACGCCAAATTTTCCAAGTAGAGTTTGGTCACCATCAAAGCCTTCAACATTCTCAATATACATTTCAACAAGATATGCATCATCAAATTTAGATTCAATATCTTCGTTTAGTATATCATCTTGAGATACAATTTCACGAGGTAAGTAATAAACTTCTTGACCGTATATTTGAAGAGCCTCTACTATCATATCCTCGTAGAGGTCTTTTTCTGCTACAGAACCCTGTGAAAAATAAGTATTTCTTGCCATAAAATCATTATCCTACAAAGAAGGCGGGTGGCATTTCATATTTTACTTGAACTTCTTCTTCTATTTTTTCAATCTCTTGAACCGCTTCATCGTATATTTGCTGGCCATTCATAGTTACTCCACCTGGTAATTGCATGCCGTCAAACTTTTTAATGTTGATTCCCCATTGTCTTTTAATCAACGCAGTTAAATACTTTTTTAAGAACATATCATTATACACTCTTGTTGAGGTCGGTTCAGTCGGTGCTGAGACGTCTGAACCAGAACCATAAGTATTCCCCGTTGAATTAGTTTTAGGTACAATAGCTTCATAACCTTCAATGACAATGAAGTCATCTTCTTTTAAATCTGTACCCCATCGGCTTTCAATATAAAGTCTTTCGATGTGTCGATTAAATCTAACCGTTTGGTCTTTACCATCAAACATATGGTCAATCAATGCCAGATGTTGTTGGGTCATTGAATAATTTAACATTTCCGAACCTGGTTTTGCTAGGTCATAAATGTCGTTCAACATCATTTGATATTCAATATTAAAATCTCCAGTACCTTGAGTGCTCATATCAAATGGCAATACTCTACTAATCGTTATGTAGGTATCTGGTATTGTGATATATTTATTTGCTATATCAGTAGCAGTAATTTTATATTTACGATATCTTTTAATTACTGCATCAGAGTGATACTCTTGATAAAATTGCAATGCTTCGTCAAGACGGTCACCTAATTGGTCATCATCTACATTGATTTCAATAACGGGAGCTCCTAGGGCTCTTAAGCAATAATCTACTAATGATTGTCTTGAATATGGTTTTGACATATAACTATTTATATGAAAACACTAATTCAACACGGCATAATTATGCATTCCCGTCGATGCCTTTATAAGCTCCATTATTTCCCCAGTCACCTGAGTTGTGCCAATAAATTGGTCCGTGATTCATTCCTTTTCTTCCAACCATATAAATACCTTCGCCACCGTATCCACCGGTGCCACCTATATTACCATAGTATGTTTTTCCAAGGCCACCATAAGAATGAGAGTCGCCGTGAATATAATTACCAAGAGTTCCTAAATCACTTGGAGTCGTCCCGTTTCTCTGAATAGTAATAGCGCCTTCACCTAATTTTCCATCATTATGACCATAAACTATACCACAGAATCCGCCACCGCCGGCTCCACCACCGCCAGAACCACCATCACCCCATTCACTACCGTTCATACCTTTATGCACCCGTGACCTTTTATCGCCAGGGTCGGCACCTGGGTGTCCGTTATTTCTAGTATTACCTGCTATTGAAATTACAAAATTAGAACCGATAGTAATTTTAGGGGCTACAATTATAACACTGCCTCCACCTCGGCCACCATAGCCACCGTCTTGGAATTTGCTTGAATAATCGCCACCATCGCCACCATTGCCACCTCGGCCACCTATCCATAAAGGAAAATCATCAACACCAGCTCCAAGTCTACCAGCCACTGCGCGAGTAGTAAATCCAAATGTTGCAGCAATTTTATTCTTTATTTCTCGTTCATCACCGACATTTCTCGGCCAACCGCTTCCGCCGCTATCACCGTATCTATTTCCACCACCTCGGCCTCCACCGCCGGCGGTGGCGTCACCTGGGTCAAGATATGCACCACCTCTAGAAGAGCCACGGTTTAGTGTATAGTGTATTCTAGGGTCTTGGCCGCCAGAACCCGTTTCACCAGTATTGCCCCTGTCAGCACCGCCGCCGCCTCCGCCGCCGCCTCCGGTTCCAACATTCAATCCATTACCGCCATGAGGATAATTGCTACCAAAAGCACGATAGTCAGTACTTTGTCGGTAAAAATTATTTGCTCCTGCATTAATTAATACGTTATTTCCAATTATAAGTTCTTTACGACAAAAAATAATCAACCTTCTAGGTACACTAATTGACCTCGAATGTAATTCTACATGAGTACCAGATTCAATGGTTAATGTATTAAATTGCTTAAACCCATCTTTATAGATACGTTTACTACTCCAAGAATTGTTATACCAATTCCCACTACCCATGTTTGTGTCATTTGACCATGTGACATCTCCGTCTCGACCATCACCCCAACGGGTAGCTGCAGGTGCGTCTTGTATTATTCTTCCTAACATTTTATTATGCTCCGTCTGCTGGTGTTAAACCTGGTGTGATACCACCGTATAAATTAGTTCCATCACAAACAAAACTCATCAAATCTATTGTTGGGGTGCTTGCTGAACCGCCTGTAGTAAGTTCTGGCTCTCCACCCGCGAAATAGAATGAAGCACCGAAATTAATATCGTGATTACCTTCATTCTTAATAATAAAAGTGTAATAAGCTCCAGCATTATCTGATTCATTGATTGTTTC